TTCTGAGGTTGGTTCAACTGCAGTGATTGCAGGTTCGGAATCTCGTTTGGCATCTTCTGGTCCGTCCTTCTTCATGGTGTTAATACCGAAGGTTGCTGCTGAAGCAGTGAATACGGTAGCAATAAAGGTTGGGTCCATCTTGGCAAGGAGCCCTGCATAACTAGCAGTTAAGAGAGCAGCAGACCAACTCAAGATCGCAATACGAATTAACTGTCCCATAGTTTCTTTTCTGTGTGATGAATCAGCCATTGTGTTTAAAAATAATGGTGGACTCACTTAAAAATAATTATCTTTGTGTATTTATTAAAATCTAAACTTAACTCTGCCAGCGATAGAGTTTGTTGTGACACCACCATTTACATCATGAGACCCCTCAACAAATAAAACTTCCTTATAGTCCAAAGAACCATTGATACTATAAGAGTTATCGGTTCCATAAGAACCATCAACACTTACACCAATCAAATTATGTTTCTTACCACCAAAACGAAACTCTATTTTAGCACCAGCTTCACCAACATGTGTCGTTTGATTGAATGCTTCAACAGATCTTGCTGACTGTGGTGAACCTGTTTCATCGTATGCATTTCTCTTTATATTAGAAACAGTATAACCCAAGAATGGTTTGAACCAACCAGAGTTATTCACATACAATCTATTGTGAACCCACCACTGTTGTCCATCTACTTTAGCATAGTTTCCAAACTGCCACTCAAGTGTTCTAGCGTAATCATATTTGTCTTGTGAACCACCAGCATTGGTTACGAGTGCAACATTTTTACCATGGAAGCTATTGAAGATACCAATATGTTGTCTTTTTAGATGTGAGATGCTGTCTACTCCTTTCATTTCAGAATAAATTTCATTGTATTGTGCGCCAGCAGTCCATCCTTTTGTTAAGTCAAACTCAAATCCACCACCAAATACTGTGGATGATGCTTTATATTCATCAGCATTATATGACTGAGCAAATCTATTGGTTTCAAATACTCTAAATCTTTTCTTATGATTTGTCATTGGTTCGTGGTCAAGTAAACCATTGATAGAATTACTGATGTTATCAAATACTTCTAATTGATCTACACGACCATAAAAATCTCTATAACTATGATATTCATCATATGTCGTAGAAGCAACATAGCTATCAACAGGTGTTCCATTGGTTACAGTTTCATTACCATTTGCGTCTGTTGTAGTTGTAACGGGAGTGAGCGTAACAGTTGTAAGTAGTGGTGTAGTAACACCAGTGGTTACATGAACATTCAATCTTTGCTTACCGTTCTTTTCAGATGTAGCAAAAGTGGGCGTATGTGTAACTGTTGGAGCGCCAGAAACTACCGTGTTGTAACTGTATGATGGTCTAGTGATTGCTGTTGTTTGTAGAACAGAAGCTGTTACAGTAGATGTTGGTGTGCCGTTTGATGATGAAGTAGTTACAACAGGTGTTCCATTAGTGGATGTAGAAGTTCCATCTGAATAAGTTGTTGTTGTAACTGGTGTGGTTGTCGTTGTTGTAGTGGTAACTGGTGTAGTTGTTACTACTGTATCAGTATAGGTTCTAACTCTTGGATTGCCATCAGCATCAGTGTCAGTTTCAGTTCTGGTTACATACGTTGTTGCTGATGTGGTTGAATCTGCTGCTGTTGTTGTAACTTGATCTGTCGTAGAAGTTCCTGTAACCGTTATAGCAGGAGCGCCAGCAGCAGCACCTTGAGCTGGTGTTGCTAGTGTGGTGAAACCATATGAACTAGGAATGGTGCATTGATTAGGAGCAAGCGTTGTATCTTGGCAGAGACCAGCATAGGTTCCCAACTGAATAGATGAAGTGTTTGCTGTATTATTACCAGAGACATCAAATGTAACCGTGTATTGTGTTCCAGCAGTCAGGTTTACGCCCTGGTAGATGCCATCAAATGATCCTACGGCGCCATCGTACCACATTCCGTTAGTCCATGTTCCAGCGGCAGCAGGATAGGTTCCATTCTGATACCAGACACCCCAGCTATTTGGTGCTTGGATATTTAATGGACCATTGTTTGTGGTGATGCTAAATGATCCACCAGTAGCAAAGTCACCATTTGTAAATAGGTTAACTGTAGAACCAGGAGCATACAATCTAGCATTATCAAACGACCAGAATGCTGGGTCTTGTCTGAATGCGAAACCCACAAAGTTAGCACCACTAGTAGATGGTGTGTAAGTATAACTGTATGTCTGCCAGGTATTTGGAGTGTTTCCTGTAACTCTTCCAATATATCCAGCAGGAAGTTGCTGAGCAAATGCAGCAGGAGCGCCCACTAAAAGCGCAGACGCTATCATTAGCGCCTTCTTTGTGTATTCCATGTGAAAGATATCTTAGTTTTTACTTAATAAAACAAAATGTTTTAATAAGAAAGTCACCAAGTCATCTATAGTGGAGGCAGTTTAAATACGTTGGGATGAGAGAAATCAAAGTTTCTCATGATGATAGCAGAACGAACGTTTGCTTCGTTTTCAGTTGGACTTCCTGTTTCACCATTACCATGAACACCATGAATGTGTTGATGGTAATGAACCAACTCGTGTGCTAATGTTCTCAATGCGTCTAATGGTTGGCGATTTGCAATGTTCACCACGATTCTATTTTTTTGGCTGGTCTGCCCGAAAGTTCCTTTGACCTGACTAAATCCACTATCCTTTACGATAGTCACGCCAGGGATATCTTTAACGTGCAGACCATCACCATTACCTAGTTTGAAATGAAGAGGGGGGATCGATTTTAACTTCAACTCTTTAAAGCAATATGGCAGAAACTTATGAACGAGTTTTTCAAACTCATCCATAGATGTTCTCTGACAACGTGCCTGAGCTTCTGTTATAAACTGATCGTATGTCTTCATTTAATAACCTCGCAGCAGCGAGCATAATATCTCTTGCGGTCATCTAGACCATTGTATCCACCATTTACTCTGAGAGTAACTTGATCGACTGATGGATTCTTATCACACAATGCATTCATATTATTGTTATGCCACCAGAAACCCGCTGAAGTCATTGGGTATTTATTGGCAACATAGGTAACACCTTGCATAACATTAGGGTCTTTGATGTAGTTAGCAAATGCCTGATAGTTTGCACGACCAGTCATTTGAATATATCCAGCACCCTTGAACTTCTTGCCGTCTCCTGGTTGTTTATTACCAAGGTCTGAACGACCTTCGTAGTCAGCACCAGAAGCAAGTTCTTCCTTGTAACGTCCACCACCACTTTCGTGAGAGATTTGTGCAAGGAAGTGACGAATACGAGCAGGAGTATTGATCTGGAATAATGCAAGACCTGCATTCATCTCATCAACTTCTGCATCTTGGATGAGGTTTGCACCACAGTTCCAAATGTGAGCAAGTTGTTCTTTAGTTACTAACTTAGCGCCACCGCCACCCGAGGCAGGTGCAGCGGCTTCAGTCTTTTTTCTGAAAATCTCTGCCCACTCTGCTTTATCTTCAAGATATTGGACTGGGAGATGATCTTCTAACCATTGAACAGCTTTGACATGGTTTTCGTTTTTATCATCATAAAACTTGAAAAAGTTGTGTAAATCTACTTTTGCCATTGTTCTGTCTCCTGATAATTATGAACCGAAAATACGACCCCAGCCAGTGCCAGGTTGTCCTTTATCTAACCAACGATACTTAAGAACATCTTTGGTGTAGATTGTTTTACAACCATGTTCTACTGGACCAGTGTAGTTATCATTCAATGAACCATATGGGTCATTGATGTAATAACCTTTGAGGTCTGGTGTAGTGCCAATAACTACAACCATGTGCCCGCCAGTAGGAGCAGATAGAGGACCGCGATGCAAGATGCCGATAACCAATGGACGGCCAGCAGCAAGCTCTCTATCAATATCAGCAAAACCAAGATTATAACTAAAGTGAGACTTAACTCCATAAGAAGCAAGAACTTTCGTCTGTACTTCATGGTCAGTTGAGTCACCAATTGCAAAAACTTTTTGTACATATGCATCATCGCCTTTCGCGCCTTTGAGAGTTCCTGGTTTAAGGAATTCCAAGCACATTGCACACGATGAAGAGTTGCAAGTTCTATGTGCATCTCTATAGTTATCTACTTGATTAAAATATGGAACTGCTAATACTGGTGGAGTAGGTGGTTTAGTTCTAAAAAGTTTAATCCAATCAGATTTTGCATCATCCATGTATTCTTCTGGAAGGTTATCTTCTAACCATTGAACAGCAGCTACATGATTCGCATTACTATCATCATAAAACTTGAAAAAGTTATGAAGGTCTAAAGTCATTTTTTGTCTCCGAATAAACTAATGAAATACTCTGCGTCTACCACGACCAGTGGCTTTTTACCATTCTTTTTAATGACGACAAGTGGTTCATAGTCACCAGAGTTGGAGGACGCTTGTTCGTAGGCATCCCATATATTTAGCTTTTCGACGTTCTTGCATTCAATGCTATGAGGAAATTTTAACCTGGCAGCACGAGCCATGATAAGGTCTTCACCACCTGCTCCCATGCTACGAGATTCTATATCTTCTGGATGAATGTCAAGTGCTTCTATTAGTTTATCTCTTACCCACTGCTGAAGAC